GTACAATACATGTTCTCCACAAGCATCACAACTACAATAATGTTCATAATAGCAATCCTCACACCACAGCCCATCTACATCTACTTCTATAGATACAACATTATCATGATTATGTTCCTCTTGGCACTCTACACAAATAAAAGTATTTTTCTTATCTTGACTCATACTAGACTCCTATGTTTGTAGTGATAACTCCCACTATAAATGCGTTTATTACCTTTAACCAATTAAGTTTCTTAAGTGTATCGTATATCTTAGACTCTACATCTTTTGATTCTATATCTATATCAATATTCTCATTACTTAATGTCTCCATTTGTTCTATTAAGAACTCTAAGTATTCCTTGTAGGAGCTATTAACTAGAAAAGGATTTTTTCTAGCTTTTTCATACAGCTTCTCAATTACATACTTCTTTGATTTAAGTTTTACAGGGTCTGGAAAACCTACTAGTATAACTTTCTTATTTTTTATCACAAGTATTAACTCCTTCTGTATATTCACAATTAAAGCACACATTTCTATTATATCCATCCATCCATACTTCAGCCTGTGGTACATACTCATAACAATAGTCGCACTTTAAAGTTCTACCAGCATTGCTATTTAGATACTTAGTAGCTGGAGAAGTGTAATACTTAGTGCCTCCCCAATTATAGTACGAAGTATATAAGTAGTCATCTTGGCTAATAGTCTCAAACCCTACAGTATCATGATTAGTTCTACCATCAAAGCTATCAGTATCATATGTAAATATATAATCTTCTGGTACATTACTTATTGGTAGTCTCAAACCTGCTCTAATCATAGCCTCTTCCATAATGCTTCTAGTAGAAGCCCAGAATAGAACTCTAGCCTTCTTCCAATACGACACTACCATAGGTCTACCACTTTCTCTAGCTAGGTGTACTTTCTTATTACTATCTTTTACCCAAGTAATAGCAAAGTCTCCATTTATATCTTCAAAGGCTTTACTCATCTCATTTCTATTAAGTGATTGAAATAGAACTTGGGAGTCTACATCTGGAGATGGCTTACCCATAGAACTAGCTACATAATTGTAGTTATGTATTATACCATTATGTACACCTGTAACATCACCTATGTTAAAAGGGTGAGCGTTCTCTAGTTTTACATCTCCTGTTGTTGCTAGTCTAACATGCCCCATAGCGATAGTAGTTTTTCTATCTACTTTATCAAGTATGATAGACCAATCTTTACTATCCACTAACTCAGATGAATCCATAAGAGTCTTATATGTATATCTAGCTTTGGGATTTATTATAGAAAATCCCGTACTATCAGTACCTCTTATAGAAGATTCGTCTGTAAGCTCAGTTAGTAATCTCTTAAGAATTTCTAGCTGATTGTCATTCTGCTTTTCGCTAGTCTTAGCGAAACCGAATATTCCACACATTGTTCTCTCCTTTATTTTCTGTTATTAACAATATTTATCTATTCGTTTTTCTATATACTCAACACCATTTATACCTGTTACATATCTAAGTATATCAATAGATTGAGTCTTGTTAGAAATTATCTTATTGTAAAGACTATTGTCTCTACTTAATTCTTTAGATTTAGACATTATTTTATTAAGAAATAGTATCCAATCTTTTATAGGTTTAGATTTTACGCTACCTTCATGATATCTAAATTCTATTGAACCATGATAGAGCCTAGCGTGTATATTAGTACCTATATATCTAGCCGCATTATACTTACTATCATCTATGTAAGTATTTTCCATACCATAATAGCTATTTAATAGAACAGGTAAATTGTCTATATTGGCTATGTCTTTAGTACTCATAGTTATAGGTTTAGCATACTGAGTACTTCTTCTATCTTCTGGTATGCTCTCATATATTAAGTCTTGTATTCTAGACATTATTAGTAGAACTGATTTTATCTCTTTAAATCCAAAGTCTATAGCGTTCATATGTATATGTACTCCACAACTCTCATCTACCTCATTCCATTCATTAGTATTAGCAGATTCTAATGACATTAGAGCGTTATCTACTTGTTCTCCTATTATTGGTCTAGCAGTTCTAAATTCTACACCATTTTGATTTAGAGAACCATCTTCTACAACTTCAAAGTGTTTAGGTATTTCAGCACTATCTACATAATTATCTACACTATCGTATTCTGTTATAACCTCGCTTTCTATACCAACAAATCTATTAAACTCACTCTTACCTGCGAACTTATCTGGTAAACTTCTAAACCTGTATGGAGTACCTAGTACACCTGTAAGTCTCATATCTGTACAACTATAACATAGACTAGAATGATTTACTCTTGTAAATTTACTATCTTTATTTCTCATCCATCTATCTCTATATCTTCTCTTTTCGCTTGAAGTAGATAACCCTCTAATCTTCTCTAGGTCTATGTATTCTATCTCTTTACATCTATCACAAGACCTAAAGAATGAATTAATACATGGTTCACAACTTTTATAGATATCATTAGATAAGTATAAATCTGTTATAGAACCCATAGCTCTAGCTTCTACTAATTCCATTACAGGAAAACTATCTAGACATATATCGCATGGTATTTTTGTATTACTATAACACCAATTGCAATAGTATTCTACTGTATCTTCAAACTTCTTACGCCTGTAAACTCCACCTATATTATTACAAGAGTAACAACTTTCATAGATTACAGGGTTCTGCTCCTCTAATGTACACTTGTGTATAGCCCCTCTAATGTATTTATTTAGATAGAATCTATTATTATTTTTTATTCTACAGTCAAACTTATCTACAAATGTTCCTTCTTTTAACTTTTCATATAGTGGTAGAATGTGTCGAGTTGATTCTGTTAATTCGTGGAATCCTCTATGACAATTGTTGTCTCTAACCATATGTTTTTCTACTGATTCTTTTCTGTAATAGTTTATTAAGAATCCTCCATATGCTACACTATGTGTATATTCTACTGTATGCAACTCTCTACTACAATATAATAGGTCAGTTGGTCTACATACTAAGTACTTAGAATATGACCTATCTAGCTCATTAATTAATCTTACTAGGACTACTAGTCTATTATCCTTATTGGCTGAATTGTCTTTTAATACATCTACTATTCTAACCATTCTACTATCTACATCTCTAAACAACTCACTATCTATAGCCTTACTTTGTCTATTGCTATGTAATGTTCTAATATTAATTCCTCTAAAGGATTTATAATTAGTGAATCTTGCATATCTAGTATTAATTAATAGAGCTTCATTTGAATAGAACATCTCTTATCTCCTTTATTGCTTGTACTATATAATCTTTATATAGATAAACAATGCTACTAGAGAAAATGGTCAATAGACTAATATGACCTTCTCCACAAGAGCCAAGTAGATGATGAATTATCTCTTTCATACTATCTCCTATCCTGCTGTTATTGTTTACTTTACTAGACAACCCAGTAATACTCCATGTTAGTAGACTCACTCCATTGTTTACCAAAGAGTTCTCTACTCTTGTTAGAGTAATACTTGAAGTCCTTTCTAAGTAGGTTACTTCTATGTGAAGCGTGTACTCTATTATCGCCCAACCAAGAGGGCATCTTTATAGAATCTGGTAAACCTATAAGTTCCATAGTATTATTGTAACCTCTAAGTATCCACTCTTCTATCATTTTGTTTTTGTAGAGTAGTAATGCTTCTTCGTATCCTTCCCACATTAGAACGGCTGGATGTCTACGCCAACCCTTGTATTTTTTGCCTTGTAGAGTTGGATTATCTACTAATACATTGTAGATTTGCAAGGCTTCTACTCTCTGCTTACCTAGTCTTCGATAGTCTAGTATTTGTGCAGATAGAATAAAATCTTTATCTGGTAAAAATGTTTGCATCTATTATCCTTATCTATTATTAAAAATTTCCTTCTGCTACTTGTAGACAGGTTAAACCTTCTTCTCTCCACATATCTACTACTTGTTTTCTATCATCTACTACAAATAGTATATGTTCTTTTAGATAGAACTTGTTTAACCAACCTCTTTTTAACTCACTATCTTTTAAGTATATATTCTCTTCGTCTCTCATCATTAGATGGTGATAATCTACTTCATTGTCGTATAGCCATTTTTCTGTAGCTTCTCTAGTTCTATCAGAGCGACCAGATAGAATATGTATTACATAGCCAGATTTATATAGAGAACGATTTAGCTCTATTACATCTGGATTAGGTTTATCATATTCTATAAACTCTGGATTGTAGAACTTTTTCCAATCTAGCTTACCACCTTCAATAGAACAATGTTTTATTCTATCTTGGATATTTGCTAGAGTTCCATCTAAGTCGAATATAACTATATCTTTCTTAGTTCCAAACATCTATTATGTCTCCTTATAGATATGTTTTTAATACTACGATTATTATATAGAAGTATGCTACTAGAAATAGGTGGTGTTCAAATCCCTCTACTACTTCTAGTGCATACTCTACTATATCTATTACTATGCTCTCTAGCTTAGACATCTACTAGCTTACTCTCTACTTTATCTGCATAGATTTTAGCATCTACTAGATTTCTAGCTCTAAACTTAGTACCATCTACTAACTTATAGGTACTATAATTAGAGAACTGTTTTTTTCTCTTGCCTTTAGGCATCTACTACCTCCTTATCTATTAGAGCCTAGAGAGAGAATCGAACTCTCTATATATACCATACTAGGCTATTTAGAGTCTCCAACCTCTGATTTCTATTATGAAATACTAAGAGAGGAAACTCTGTAGAAACCATAGTCTCTACTTATTATATTTACTATTTGTGATATGTTCTATTACCCTTTCATCTATATTACCTCTCTTTCTATTGGTATCTTTCTTGTTTTTTCTAGTACATCTTCAAATTTACTAGATAAAATTTTTGCATCTATATCATTATCTCTATCCCACTTTCTACTAAATTTTACTATACAAATTCTTAATGATTTTTTAATTAAAGATAAATCTTTTCTATTAAGTTTCATTCTCTATTAAAATCCTTTCTACCAAGTCTTTTCTTCTCTTAATATCGGTCTTAGAACTCTTGGTGTTATATTAGACCTAGTCTTTCTACTATGGTACTTGTTATCTACCACCATTCTTCTACGAGTATTAGCCATTCTCTTAGCTTGTCTCTCTAACATTTCTTGTTCTTCTTGTTGTTCTAGTACATTTGCAAGAGTTAGTTTCTTGTAGCTAGTGCGACTATCTAGGTCGTTTACATTTACTATTATTCTTTTACTATAAGCATTCTTTCTAATAATCTCTATTACTTGCCAAATACCTAGTAAACTACTACTAACATCATTAATATTAGTATTGGTATTTTCTACTGTATTGATTATCTGTAAAGAATAGCATCTACTACCTATAGCCTTAGAAATATTGATATCTATTACACCTGTACTACTAAATCTATGTACATCTATCGGCGTAGGCGATTCAATATCTACTATAAGATTGTTTCTATTCATTTTATACCTACTATTTAGTTTCTACTATTTAAACATCTACAAAATTCGCATCTACTATATGTATCTACTAGATACGAAGTTAATAGATAAGTTTATACTAACGAGGCGAATATTTCTACTCGCCCCGTTTCTATTATTACCGTTCTACTTAGCCACATTCACAGACATTTTCGAAACTCTAGGGAATCCGTTTATCTCCATACACTCATTTACCTCTTTTTTCCTCATAGTTTCGAATCTTTCTAACATATCGCATATTTCGTTAAATTCAGGGAAGTTAGAACGAAGTACATCTATCTTGCCTCTTGTTGCACTTGATACAGTACCCGCCTTGATTCCATCCGCCACTATTTCTTCTACCTTTACTGTATCTAATCCAGAAGCGATTAAAGTTGCTCTAAGTTGCTTTTGTACTAATTTTGCCATTTTAGTTTCCTTTCTATTATAACGCTTTTTACACTCATTCGACCTATTAACACCATTAGTAGAATGTGAATTTCTACTATTATGAGCGTTTTGAGCGTTTTGTTTATTTTGTTGTATTTTCACGCCATAGAATACAAATAAAATAGGTGAAAAAAAACCTTGATTATTAACTATTTTTGTTTATGAGAATGAATCTCAATAAACGATTTTACTTGCTTTTGTCGTTATTTATTCGTATAGGGATTTATTGAGACTTAATCTCAATAAGGATAGTGTTATTGATAATGAGACCTAATCTCATTTAGGTATCTGGGAGTCTTGTTGCTAATGAGACGCAGTATCAATAAGGATATTTAAATGCTAATGAGACTCAATCTCAATTCCACTTTTCGAACGGGAATTCGAAATTTCAAACGGGAATAGACGGGGGGGCATAAGCGCAAGAAAGGCTGACACACATTATTTGGCTATTTTTTAAGAATAGGTGTTTATATTGCCTGTAAAATCCTGTATATCTATTATTTCTAGCTTATCTGCACTTTTTAGTCTAGAAAGTATTTCTGCTATTTCGCCTATAGTTTTACTAGATGGCTCTAATATGTCTATTATTTTTAAATTTCGTGCTATTTCTATAGCTTTGTTAATATTATCGTGGCTATTCTCTCCATCGTAAGCATTAGCTAAGGCTTTGTCAAGTCTTGTTTTCACTTCTTTCCCTCTTTTTCTTTGTTATATGTGTGGTAGATATTGTATACAGTGTCGCATTCATCGTTAGAGCAAGACAAATTAGTTACTATTAACTCTGTTCCGTCTTCTCGGTCATCATCTAAGTCTCCACCCCATACTAAATCTTCATTACAATGCCAACATTCCATTTTCTCAACCTTTTTGTTAATTAAATTTACTAGTGATTAAGGTATTGAAACAAGTATTTTTAAAATATATTGTAAATTATATTTGAGGTAAGGGTGTTTAGTAGGCTAGAATAGTTTTATTTGGCGATATTTTGCTGTTTAACGGCTTCAAAGTAGAAATAACGAGTATACTATCGAATGTTTAGCTTTTCAGCTAATTTTGAGGGAATTTGAGGCTTATTAGTTCTTACCCTATAATATAGAAAGTCTAATATCTCATGTTCTGCTTCATTTCCACGAACTCCTGCCACCATAGTGACCTTCTCTACCTCATATCCTTGACTAGTTGTATTTTCTACTTGTTCCCACTTTGCGTCTTGGAACATCTTGTTTATATCTAGGTCTTCCTGTTGTAGTATTATCAAGGTTACTACCAAAAATCTTTTCATAGTTGTCTTGATACCTTCTAATATCTGATGTTCTATCTTTATCTCCCTTACCATTCATATCTTTTCTTTCTTTTTATATTACGTTAGTAATATATTTCTTTCTTTTACTAAGTATACTAAGTAACTTTTGGCTTAAAGCCCATTCAATTTACTAATAAAAAACAAATAATGCAAGTACTTTATAAAAAAAGATAAAATAAAATAATACTTGCGACATATATGTTTATGTTTATAAATTAGTTACGAGAATATGACCAAGATATTAAACATTGCTAGACAACATTGTGCTAATTGGAATGCAGGTAAATGCGTAGGATGTGTTTTCAATCGTAAGCATAATAAACTTTTTGTATCACTTGATTCTAAATTAAGTGGTAAACCCTGTGTGGTTGAGAAAGGATGCGATTATTTTGAATATGTGGTTATTCCGGGAATAGCTGATGAGAAAGTAAAGAAGTCAGCTATGCTAACAAGAAAAACATAGGAGAAGAAATGAAAATAGGTGGACATAATTATAAAATTAACTTTGTTGATGAGATGAAAGTTGAGGGTGGCAGTATAATGGGCGTTCATAATTGTAGAGATTGTACCATTAGCATAGATAAAGAATTAACACAATCCAGAAAGAAAGAAACATTAATACATGAAATACTTCATGCTGTTTTAACAAATGCAGGATTCCAAGAACAAGACGAACATTATATAGATACCATTGCAAATGGTTTGTTTCAGTTAGGAGTTGGAGACTTTCTTTGGAAGAAGGAAGGATTGCAGTAATGATAACATCAATATTAAAAAAGATTTACTTCTTTATAGAATCCTTGGTTGTAATTTGTCTAGTAATGGTGCTTAAGGGGGTAGTTAAGTGAAAAGAGCAATAATTACCCCTGACAAGCACTTTCCTTATGAGGACAAGAAAGCCATTAAGGTTTTATGTAAAGCTATTGAACTTGTAAAGCCACAGATATATGTAGATTTAGGCGATACAGGTGAGTGGGAGTCAGTATCCCACTGGCAATGGAAAAAGAAAAAGAGACCACCTCTTGAATATCAGCTACCATTTGTACATAAAGAGATAGAAGCTGTTAATAAAGGGATGGATGTAATAGATGCTTCTTTGGATAAAGCTAAAACCAAGGAGCGTCATTTCTGTGAGGGTAATCATGAAGACTGGCTTAATAGGTTTGTTGAAGAAAATCCATACTTGGCTGAAACAATGCTCGTCAAAAATGCATTGCGTCTTAAAGAGCGTGGATACAAGTATCATAGAATCGGTAAAATGCTCAAGATTGGTAAAATTAATTTCTATCACGGTCATCATTTTGCAGGAGTTAACCACACTCGTAATCATCTCCTTAGGCTCGGTGGTAATGTTATGTATGGTCATCATCATGATATTCAGCAAAGCTCTATTACACACATTGACGGGGTTAAGTCAGCGTGGTCAATAGGCTGTTTGAAAGATATGAGAGCTGAGGCTAATGAATGGTTAGGAAATAGACAGCATAATTGGCAACATGCTTTTGCTATTGTAGACTTTCATAAGAATGGAAACTTTAATGTTACAGTGCATCAGATAGTTAATGGTGTTAGTACGGTAGATGGAAAGGTTTTAGATTACAAGTGAAAACTAGAACTATAAGTAAAAAAGAACATATACTCTTTGATAACGAAGAAGAGTTTAATAAGTATATGCCCAATACTCCTATAATAACTGATTGGAGAAAAGGTAATGAAGGTGATTGGGTATTGTGCGATGATGGTCAAATATGTCAAGTTCTTAAAAGAGGAGAGATGAAAAATGGAGTCGGGAATATTTATAATAGCTATATCAGAACGGTTATTGGTTCATTTGTTTGTAGAAGAGGAAGTGCTAGCATGGAGGGCGACATGCGAAAGAATATATACTCGTTTGGGGCTCATGATAAAACACCTTATCAGACAGTAAAGCAAAGGGAAAAGCCTACAAGGAAAGAATTTTTATTTGCTAAGTATGTAGCTAAGGGAGATGAGGTTCTAGATGCATTCATGAAAGCATACCCTGCAAGAAGTAAACAATATGCAAAGCGTGAATCTAATTTATTAATGAGCACAAAAAGGATACAAGGTTTGATTAGAGAAGAAATAGAAAAGGTTATGAATGAGGCTGAGATAACGCCTCTTTATATACTTGAAAAAATGAAAGATATAATTGAGTCTACCACATCTAGAGATAGTGATAAGGTTTCTTTGTTAAAAGAATTAGTTGCTATTGCTGGTATGAGAGACACAGAAAAGAAGTCAGAGTCTGTAACTTTATTTCAGGGTTTTTCTCCTGAGCAACTCGAGGCTATAGGTGGTAATAACACAAAAAAACTAGCAAGTGCTAAAAGGGAAATAGAAAGCTGATGAATTTATACGAAATAGTTGTTGAAGTTCTAGAGCATGCTGATGGTGAAAATGTTGGTATTGATGATGAAATATCAAGAGAAAGCATAGCTACTGAAGTATATGAACTATTCTATGAAAATCAAGTAAATTCTCCATATGCCGATAATGGTTATATAAAAAACCTAGAAGAATATTGGCATTTTAGAGAAGATTTTGATGAGAACGAATAAGCTGGCAGTATACGGAACTCTTAGGGATGGTAAGCGAGATACTTGGAAAGTTGATGGCTACTCATTAGTGTTCCCGGGTCACAGAAGATTTCCTGCCGCATTGCCAGATATGGAGCAAACTGACTTGATTGTGGAAGTAATGGATATTGACGATTATGATTTGAAAAGTTATGATAGGTATGAAGGTATATCTTCTGGTCTTTATGAAAGAAGAATAGTAAACGCATACAATAATGATGAAGAAGTAGAGGCTTGGATGTATACTATAGGCTCTGCGTTAATGCAGGGTAGTGGTGTATTTGAAATGGTTCCCAAAAAGGATTGGATGTCGAAAGAATGTCTAAAGCTCCGAACATAAATAAAAACAATGTATCTGAAAAAGAACGTGTCCTAGAGTTAGCTAGGAGAGATATAATAGCATTTGGTCAGCTATTTCTTCCAGAAGACTTTATGAAGTCTACTCCTGCCGCATATCACTATGAACTAAATGACCTTCTTTTAGATAACACTAAAAAAAGAAATTGTATCATACTTCCTCGTGGTCATAGTAAATCAACACTTGCAAAGACAGCACTATTATATCACTTATACTTTAATCCAGAGGGTAAAAAAGAATTTATAGCTTGGGTAGCAGAAGAGCAATCTCAGGCTATTGACCATATAAAATATATACAAAACCATATAGAAGTAAACCCTGCTTTAAATTATTATTTTGGTGATATTCGTGGAACAAAATGGACAGAGAAAGAGTTTACAACTAGTAAGGGAGATAGGGTAATAGCTAAAGGCACATCACAAAGGCTTCGTGGTAGGTCTCAACTAGGGTTAAGATATACAAAAATAATACTAGATGACTTTGAATCTGAATTAAATACAAAGACTCCAGATAGAAGAAGAGAGATAAAAGAATGGGTTATGTCTACTGTAGAGCCTGCACTTGAAAACTCTGCTGAAAACGAGGGTTCTATATGGTTAATAGGTACTATTGTTCATTATGATTCTTTTCTACAAAGTATATACGATGGTTATTTAGAAGCAATTAGAGATAAAAGAAAATATGCTTGGGATGTTATATATCATAAGGCTATAGACTCAGATGGTAATGTTTTATGGGGGAGTTATTTTAGTAAGGAAAAGCTAGGCGATATAAGAAAAAGATTTGAGGATGTGGGGTTAACCCATAAGTTTGCACAAGAATACCTTAACGAAGCTAGAGACTTAGAGAATGCTAAGTTTAAAACAGAAAGACTAGAATATTATGACCATGAGTTTGAAAGCAGAGATGGGTTTGCCTATATTGTAAACTCTAAGGATGCTATACCTGTAAATATATATATTGGAGTTGACTTAGCTTATGAATCTAATGAATCCAGTGACTTTCAAGTGATAATGATAATAGGAATAGATAGCAATAGAAATATATATGTTATTGACTACATGAGAGAGCATATGCCCTTATATGATATGCCAGAGCAAATACTCGAATATGCAAGGGAGTATTCTCCTGTTAAGCGTGTAAATGTAGAACATGTTGGTGCTCAGGGAATAATAAAAGACGCTGTTAATAGGATGTCTGGAAGCGAAAGAAAGGTTGCTCCGGGTATAGCACTAGGGGTAAGACCTCCTTCTGGTATTAAAAAAGAAGATAGGCTTGAGTCTTTACTAGCTCCACTAGTTAATCGTGGTAAAATGTTTATAAAAAGAAGACATACTCACTTGGTAGATGAGATGTTTCAATTTCCAAAAGGAAGAAATGATGATGTCCTTGATGGTCTATGGTATGCTGTTAATAAGGCAAGACCACCTGTTAGTAAAAGGTTTGATGCTATAGAGTTTATAGAAAATAAAGCTATAAGACCTGTTAGAGAAAAAACCAAAAGAGTTATATCTTGGGTAACAGGGCAAAAAATATAAAAAAGTACTTGCATTAATAGTATTTTATTTATTATATTTTAAAATAAAAAGGAAGGTGTACACATTTCTAGTATAAGAGAGTTAGAAAGTAGCGAAGTAAAGCACTCTGAAGTTAATAGACAGCTATGGAGAATGTGGAAAGATGCTAGGTCAGAATGGGATGTAGAAGCAAGAGACTCTATTGATTTCTTTCTAGGTAACCATTATTCTCAAGAAGAATCTGATGCTTTAAGAGCTGTTGGTCAAGGAGATTTTGTTATAGACCGTGTATATGCGGCTATTGAAAAACTAAAATCTTTATTAACTTCAAGGTCTCCAAAATATAGTGCTGTA